AAAACTTCCGATTAACATTTAACTTAATACAAGCCAACAGACCCAATGTTTTTATTGAGTTCTGATTTAACCTTTGAACTTTAAATATTGCATTTATCAGTGTTCTTGAAAACACATTCCTAAAATAGACCCCTTTTTCTGATAATTGTCTAACTGAAACTCCACCTAATATAAAATCTTTAAACAGAGCTTTACTCATTCTGTTCTTCAATATTTTCAATCTAGAAACATATTCTGGTTCAAAAAACGTATCCAATACGTCAGAAATAGACTCAGAAGTTTTAGCACCATTAAACTCTTCTGCAAAGTAAACACCTCTAAAGCTCATTGGAATATCTTTTTTATAAACAGGAACGGAAGCATAAGCAGCAGATGAACCCCAGTCAATAGACATATTAAAAAACCTACTAGACAATAAATCTACATCGTCAGTACTAACAAAATATTTTTTCTCTTTGATTGGAGGTTTCAGACTATCATACAACAGTTGAGGATCTACACCAGAGTGCCACAAGTGAGTAATTTTAGCCCAATTATATGAACTCAAAACACTTTTATCACTTTCATGAACATTAATATCTGACTGTTTCACATTCACCATCTTCCCCTAATTTTCATATTCATTATGCAAATTAGCACCTCCATACAAGTAACCAGTCTTAAACAATATCTTATCATAAAACCCCAATCTACCAGCTAGATCCTTTTTGTAAAATGCATTGATATTCAATCCCCTAACTTTTGCTTCTCTCCAGTTAGCCAAACCTTCTTCATATCTTTCTAGCCCTGGTGTTGTTTTTTGTTGTTCAGTTGATCTATATAGCAGCTTAGTTATCAGTCTTGCCGGATAACCTGTGACTTTTCTATTCTTGTATTCCTTTCTCAAAAATTCAGTCCTCCTTGAACTCATATAGAATTTACCATCACTCAATTTTATTTTCAAAATTTTGTAAGTGGTATATATCAAATATCCATGATAAAAACTTTGCAAAACATTAGTTGTATCATCACCTTGTGTACAAAATGCGTAAGCTGACAAACCTGTTGTATCCTTCACAATTGCGTCAGCCATTCTAAAATAAACATTTGAAATAATTGTACCAAGTAAGGCAGTCATCTTCCAACCGGATAGTATACCTCTGACCCAT